GGTGGCGTCTTTGACCTAGCTTTTGGAGTTTTATCCATGATCACATCGCATAAGGGTTCTCACGCCGGATCCGTCGATCCTCGTCATACTCGTCATCATAATGCACAACTGGGTCAATTTCAATGAAGTTCATGTCGCGCAGCACCCTGAGCGCCTGCGACAGCGCATCACAGTAGTCGTCGTGCTTCGCGTTGGGGAAGGAGCAGACTTGGGTCACGAACGGGTTGAGCCAGCGTCTGGGCTTGCCTGGGCGATCCTCGGACTCGGGCAGGTAGACGCGCCCTCGCATGATGAGCGGGGCAACCAAGTTCAGGCGCATGGTCTTGTCGGCACGCCCTGGGTTGTAGGAGCGCACGGGCAACCCGGCGCGTTGCAGGTCTTGGATAAGCGAAATGCCCGCGGACTTGTCCTCGATCAGGATCAGGTCAACCTTCTTGCCGTTCCCGAACTCATTCTCGTCGCCGTAGATACTGGTCGCCTCTTCAATCACCTTGGGGCGCAGGTCAGGGTAGAGCATATGCTCCGACCACGCGTCGATCACCATCGCGGACATGGCCTTGTCGGGCGACGGGCGAAAGATCCCGAGCACCACGCAGGCGGTCGGGTCGTTGGAGGTCTTGTCCGAGGTCGCGCAATCGTACGACTGGACAACGTACTCAAACTGAGGCAGCGGGCGATCGGCGGGCCAGAGCTTGAACCATGACTCGCTGACGATGCCGCCCTCGAGCTCGGAGATCAGCTCGGCGTACAACTCTTGGCGGCCGAGCGTGGTGCCGTCAAATTGACTCAATTCGTCAATAAATGACTTGGCTAGGTTGTCGGCATTCTCAAAGGTTGAGCCCGTGGTCATAATGGTTGAGCTGTTCTCGTCCTCGGCCTCTTCTACCAGTTGCCGGACTAGGTCAATCGGCTTAGGCGTCGTGGTCACGATCACCTTGGGGCTTTGGCCAAGACGCAAGCCAAACTTCATCATTGACCAGACCTCATCCGGGTACTGGTACGCCGCGGCCTCATCAGCCCAAACGATGTGGTGCTGCGGCCCGCGTAACCGGCTAGGTTCTTCTGCTGAGAAGCCGCGAATGATGCTGCCGTTCTTGAGGGTAACCTCAAGCAATGACTTGTTATATCCGGATATGATTGAGTTGGGGAGGATAGACATCAGCCCGGACTCGCCCTCGAGGCAAACAGCTCTGACGTCGTTCGTCGTGGGGGCGATGATCCCGCAGCGGGTGTTAGGGTGTGTGGCCGCGTACCAACCAAGCGCCTGGGCACCTGTCTTAGTCTTGCCCCAGCCGCGGCCGGCCAAGATGAGCCAAGTCGTCCACCAGTCGCCATCTGGCATGATTTGCTTAGGGCGTGCGGTGTCAAACCAAGACTCACGCCAGTCAAGCATGACGAGCTCATCAATACTGAGCTCGACCAGCTCCTCAGCCATCTTTGAGCCGTCGGGCTGCGATCTTCTCTATTAGAGACACCCGCATCTCAACCGGACCGCCCCCATCACCAACGTGCTCGGTGCGGGCGAGCTTTGGGATGTGGTACTCGCTGACCTGCAGCACCAGTTCAATGGCAACTTTCGGACCGTGCTTAGGATCGACAGCGACCTGCTCAAGCCACTCTTGCATGCGGTGGGCATTCCCATCCACGAAGGCCGCAAAAGCCTCTCTGGCGAGCGTTGTGGCCTTATTAGGCACGCCCACAGCGCGGCCGCCCGTTTTCGGTCTACTTTTGTCTACTTTAGATTTTGAGTTATCCATTCTTAAATTGTATCAAAATCACAATAAAAACAACATTTTTATCAAAACTAGGGAAAACCCCTAGAAAATAGTTAATACAATGTGTGTAATCGTGTTACTATTTGTTTGTGGACGAACCACACCAACCTGATCTAATCAAACCGTGAGAGATACTATGAACCAAGCAACACTAGCCCTTTACATCGCCGCCATCAAAAAAGAAATCCTTGAGGATACCGTCTTAGCTGACTGCAAGACCTTTGCTGAGTTGCACGACCATTGTGACGCCAATATGCTTGGCTTTGAGTCTATGCCTGAGTTTGACGATGATGAGAAAATGATTGACTTTGCTAATGCGGGTATGGACGCCATTGATGCGTGGTTACGTAATGGTCAAAAGCAAGGGGCTTAACATGAACAAAGTAACCAAAGACATTATGAAGTGGTTTCCTGTGCTGTCAGAGAACAACGCTATGGTTGTGCATACTCAACTGATGTATGACGGCGTTGACTTCTCAGAGGTCAGCAACAAAGAGCTCAAGGCTGAGGCCAAGCGTGTCATTGACAAATTATATGGAGAAGTCAAATGATCAAGAAAATTGAGGTGTGGTTTGATAAGTCATATAAGTGTTGGTTGGTGACCACCTACAACGAGGAGGGTAATCAATACGATGCCGCCCATGACTTTCACAAGAAATCAGATGCCGTGGCATACGCCAAGAGTCTGCTGCCAACGCTTGTGATTGAGACCCGTAAGTAAATTAATTAACAAAAAGTGTTGTATTGTGTTTTTCCGTGTTACTATTTGTCTGTCGTATAAATCAACCTGATTTAATCAAACTGAGGAAACGAAATGACTAAAACTTACAAAGCCTACATCTACCAACTTGATACTCACTTTGAGGCTGAAGTTGACGGCATCACCTTGGCAAACTTTGGCACTAACGTTCCTGAGATCAAAGACCAACCCGCTGTTTTTGTGCATGACACAAAAGACGGCATCATCAAAGAAATCATCAGCACCCTAAAAAGCCTTGGATTGTCAGGCAACCTCAGGATTGTGAAGTAAACCAAACCAACCCTAAACCAACCCGCTACGGCGGGTCAAGGAAACCAAAATGATCAATTTCATCACCAAGCAAGCCGAACAACTCCGCTCAGTTCTTGAGCAATTACAACTTAAACAAGAAGACCTCCAAGAGCACTTTGATAGCGGCTCTGAGAAATGGCAAGAGTCTGAGAAAGGTGAGAAGTGGCAAGAGTGGTTGTCTACCCTTGAGGACGCCATTAACAGCCTTGAGGCATCCCTGACATCTCTTGAAGAGATCGCACAGTACGAGTAAAACAAACCACCCTGTCCTGTTGATATGACCCGCTACGGCGGGTTTTTTAATGGAACTTTAGCGGAACTATGGGTTTTTTTATTATTATCATCAAACCCTAGAAAACGTCGCTGCATGCCAGGTGGAACTATTGGACGCGTCGCAAGGCTAGCGTACCAATTGAAAGTTCCACTGTCAAGCCCTTGCCCAAGTGGAACTTTTCTCTCAGTTCCACCTCAGTTCCACCAGTTCCACTAAGTATTTTAGCCATTCTTTTCAAGCATCCAAGCGCTTGCAATCACCTCATTTTTGATGGCCCATCCGTCCTCCAAAACGGCTAAAACATCAGCATTTACAAGGGCTCCGATGAATTTGTCATTGCTTGACTGGCAGTACTTATTTGCGCTCGCCGCGCTCAATCCATCGTTCTCAATGAGGAACTGGAGCATCCCATCACGGCTCACAAAGGGCATATTTTCATGCATCAAACAGTGGTTTTTAAACCACGATCTTTTAAATCTTTTTAAACTTTCTTCAACTTTTGTGTCTTTTTTGACACTAACTTCTGGTTCTACGAGCTCAACCACAGCGGTCGTCACGGGTTGTCCGTCCTCATCAACCCAACCCGGTATCTGCACCCCGATCAACTTGGCGTAGACTGTGGCGGCTAGTTCTGAATCCTTTGACTTACGCTGCACGATCTCAATCGGTTGATTCTCAAGTGCTGGCACCACGCTAATCTCAATATCCAATGCGCCCTTCCAAGCTGATGACCCACGGGCTCGGTGCTGCGCCTCTTCCGAGACACCCGTGTGATGCACCAAGATGACTGAGCAGTCAAACTCCTTCATGAGTCTGGCGCAGGCATCTAGCATGGTCTTGGCGTCTTGGGCGCTGTTTTCGTCGCCCAAAAGGTGACGATGCATGGTGTCAACCACAATCAGGCATGGCTTGACGCCTAGCGCACGGATCGCCTCGGCGACCTTGTTATAGCCCTCTGGGGTGTTTAAATCCACGCCCTCTGGGCTG